GTAGTCTCCGGTTGCCGAGGATGCTCCGCAGTTTCCGGTTGCCGAGGATGCTCCGCAGTATCCGGTTGCCGAGGATGCTCCGTAGTCTCCGGTTGCCGAGGATGCTCCGTAGTCTCCGGTTGCCGAGGATGCTCCGCAGTTTCCGGTTGCCGAGGATGCTCCGTGATTTTCATCACTTTCAGCTTCCTTATTCACTCTTTTTACCGTATATTCGATTGCAGCTTTAACCAGTCCAGCAATGCTGATTTCTGCTCCGATCTTAATTTTTGTAGATGCTACCTTAGTATCATCATTATGTTTCTGGATTTCTCCGCTCTGCTCTACCTCGTGGTATACGCTTTCATTTGGAGAATAATAATTCAAGCAATCCAGCGGATACTCGCAAGCGTGAAATCCATGATCGCAAACTTCTACGCTTTCTTCCTCGTATTCCTTTCCCTCTTCGTACTGAAAGCCACGGCAAGTCATATCTTTATTAAATCCTTTGTAGGATTTCACAGCATTTCCCATCTATATTACCTCTCCTCCTGCCAACTTCTTTTCCTTTTCAAATTCTTCTTTGCTGCAAATCAATAAGCCGCCAATATAACCATCTGGGTTTGTAAGCAATCCTGTAACAATTTCATTTGGGATAGCGATTGTCACACTCCCCCATCCATCCCTGCCGCTATGAGCAGATTTAATATTCGACAATGGAGAAACCTTTAAGTCTTTGTTATTTTTCTGCGACATCCGTTCCATTATTCCTAATGTTCCAATATTCATCCTACACACCATCCACTTTCAACTGCTTGTCCGCTGATACGCTCAAAAGAATTAACTGTGCATCCATATCCGGCACATTGAACTCATTCAGCGATTCCGCGTTATCAACGAAAATCGGTACGCTTACACCGTATAACTCGCTAAGAGAACGGATAATATCAAGTCCGGCTACGATTCTATGACCACTGTTTAAAGCCGAATACGGAACGCCATTCACAGTACACTCACAACAATCTTTCATACCGCCATTTAACTGCATTTCAAAGAGTTTGAAATTTACGGTCTTGAAATGGCTGTTAATAGATTCTGAAACCTTATCCAGCTTGAAACGAATGAACTCTTCCAAGAGATAAAGCATCTGTTCCTGATCGGCAACTTTCTGCCCGATTTCTTTCTGCTCGTCACGAAGCGTTTCGATACGATCATCAATCGCCACATTGTTAGCCGCCTGCGCAATAACCTTGTTCACCTCTTCAAGCTGACTCTGCAGATCGGCTTTCTCGGCTTTTAAATCAGTAACAACCTTGTCTGCGCCCTCGGATTCAACCTTTGCAATATCAGCAAGAATCTTGTCATGCTCTGTTTTCAGCTTCACATACTCTTCATTCTGCGAATAATCAGCTTCTGCCGGGATCTCGGATAACTGCTTTGCATAATCATTCTGCTTTGCAAGTGCCTTGGATTCCTGCTCTTTGAGTGCCACAATGTCTTCCTGCAACTTGGCGTTTTCCTTTGTCAATCGCTCAATATCAGCCTTGCAAGCGTTGCCCTTGTCAATCAGACCTTTAAGTTTTGCGCCCTTTGCATCATCAAATGCTTTGCGTGCATCCTCTAACTGCTTGGTGGCACGTGCCTTGGCATCTGCCTTTTTCTGCTCAAAATCAGCCTTAAGAGACTCAATCTTATCCTGCGGCAACTTCTGACCACATAAGGAACAAACCGTTGTAGATTCATCAAATTTCCACTTGGATTCGTCAAAGAGATATGGCATTTCATCAAATGCCTTGGAAAATTCTGCATTGTATTCAACACCAAGATTTTTCCGCTCTGCATCTGTATCGGAAATTGTCTTCTCATTTGCCTTGATCTGATTTTCCGCAGACTGAATCTGATTATGTAAGTCATTGAACTCTCGTGTTGCATCATCCTTGGCACTGTCAAGACCTCTACGTTTTGCGGAAAGTTCGTCATTCATGACCTGCATAATGCCGGACATATCAAATTGCAACTGCATTTCCTTGCTTCTCAAATCGCCTAACGTGCTACCGGCATTCTCCATTTTCTTGTCACATTCAGCGATTCTTCTTACCAGATCTACCTTTGCAAGTTCCTGCTCTGCCACGTCAACATCAACCTTGGATTTCTCGGCTTCATCAATACGTACCGGAATCTCTGACTGTTTCTTTTTCCACTCTGTAAGAGCTTTCTGAAATTTTGCACGAATATCATCCGTGGACGGTGCTTTCTCCAACTCGCCGAGTAATTGGGCATACTTAGCATCTGTCTGCGCCAGTTCAACATCCGATACATCCGTTACAAGGCGCATCAGAATATCCCGCTGCTCTTTCCATTTCATGGAAGAGAAATACTGCGGATTGGCCAGCATCTTGAACATATCCTCGCTCTGTGCCAGACTGGAAATATATTCTTTGAAATCAGCTTCACTTTTTGGATAACCGTCAATCTCAAATGAATTGACATTTCCCTGCAATGCAACAGTATCAGTACCACGTTTCTTAACCCAATTCTGCTTCTGAACCTTTGAAAGTTCCACTTCTTTCCCATCAACGTCAATAACTCCCACAACCTTAATTTCTACATTATCAATGCGGTTTCCGTCCTTATCTAATGGTCGAACATTAAACTTTTCCTCTCCGGCACTGTTTTTATTGAAAAGCAGCCATGTAAACGCATCGAAGATTGTTGTCTTTCCTGCGGCGTTCTGTCCTTTAATACTTGTCTTATTAGAGAAATTCACATCAAGGCTCTTAATTCCCTTGAAATTCTCCATATGTAATGATCTAATTTTCAGTTTCATTTTCCTTCTCCTTCCACTCTTTATATTTTTTAAGTGCCTCTTCAAAGCATGCTTCATCGTCAATATATCCAAGAGCTGACTCTATAATTTTTGAATTAATAGTTGTTCCCTTTTTCCCCATCAGCTCAATGTCTCTTTGGTGCTCATTTGCAATAATGGCACATGCTGTATGAACTTTCGTCCTGCATGCAACCAGATCTGCATATTCTTCAACGGAAATTGTAACGGTATTTTCTGCCATCTTAATTTTCCTCCTCTAATACATTGATTTTGCTTACAGACACCTCGTATACTGTTCTCTGTTCTTCTGTTCCATCTTCATATTTCTTAATATATCCGCGGCTCTGAATGCGTCCACCAATCTCAATATGGGTTCCAATTTCCAACTGACTTACAAACATTGCATTTCTGCCCCAAGCAATGCATGGGATATAGTCTGATTTTCCGTAGGAACGATTGACTGCAATTAACAAATCTGCAATTTCTCTTCCAAGTGGTGTTTTTCTGTAAGTCGGTTCTTTGCATACATATCCGTCAAGCTGGATATTGTTCAAATCTGTATGCTCTCCCGGATTCGCTTTTTCGATTTCACAGACAAATACATCTAGCAACAGACGATTTCTCTTTTCCTCGTGTTTGTTATAAGAACGATACACACCGGAAACATTAACGGCAGTGCCCGTGTATTTATCATTCAGATTGATTAATCTCTCTGAAATAATTAATGGGATAATATCAGCCGTTCCACTTAATCTATCCACTTTGAGGTACATATTATAAAATCCCTCTCCAAACACCTCATGGTTAAATTCCGGCTCTGTGATAATCGTTCCTGTAAATTCCACTTTATTGTTTTCTGCTCTCATATTTGAATTTCTCCTTTTCTTATGCTAAAATAGGCGCAAATAGCTTATGCTATTGCTTTGATTGGGAATCATTCAGCTTTGGTCGGTTCGGATGATTCCTTTTCTTTGCTGTAATCAGTGTCAAATGTGATATAGGTAATACCGTCATCGTCATCAGACTCACTTCTGTAATCGTAATCTACAATCTCTTCTGTATACTCCTGCCACTCCCCATCTATTTTTGTTCCTATATAAATAAGAAGTAATCCAATCAATACAGGTATAGCAGTGACCGGATACTCCGTTGCATCAATGCAGATGCAAAACAGAAAAACAACGGTGCCGATCATTTCAATTATCTTTGCTAACTTTTTCATAGGCATTTCCTCATGTAACAGAAAAAAGTTTTTTCATCCGATTCTTAGGACTTTTAATTTCGAACTTTTCTCCTGTTTCATCGTCGATCATGTATTTGCCGTCAGAATGCATTGTATGTGGCTTTACTCCCTGTTCTTCCATGAACTCAAGCAAGATATCTTTGCCACCTTGTAAAATATTCATCTGACTTACAACTTCCATCCAATAAACCATAAAATGTGTAATATCCCAGTTCTGATATTCCATAAGAAATTCCGACGCTTTATCTCCTATCAGTTTGTCCATACCGAATCTCTCAATGTAATTCATTGTATAGAAGTAATCTTTCCACTGGTATCTTTCTCCATCGAATGTCTTTTCGATAGGAAACATATTCATAAATTCTCTTGGTGTGAAAGCTCCTACCATATCGCATATCATTTCAATAAGTTGGAACTCGTTTTTTACAAAGTCCGGTTCGCTGCATTTTAATAACTTACAGCCAGACATTCCTTTTAGCTTTATCATTAAATACAGATCCTTTTTAAGTTCATCTGGATAAGCGCTTTTTGCTTCCTGTATTGTCATGTTTCCCCAAAAGCCTGCCATTTTGCATCTTCTGTCTAATGCTCGCACATAATTAATCCACTTAGGTTTAAAGTCGATCAGCTTTTTGCCGTCCATGACGTAAAAATTAAGCATCTTCATCATCCTTTCTCTCAATTAACGGTAAAACCCCGTTCTTCTTAAGCTTTTCATACAGGAACAATCTTCCTTTTTGCGTCCATTCCGTCTGCATAACCACATCAGACCGCCCATTCGACCTTGTAATATCAATAGTCTTACTGTGAACATATCCAAGCCCTTGATATTGCCTGTATAAAATCCACTGTTTTCCTACTTTGCGCTGAACTCCTAACTCTTTCAGCATCTTATTAAACGCTTTAGCAGATATTCCATAATCCTGTGCGATCTGTGTTACCAGTACTGTTGATTTACTGTTCAAAATCAAATCCACATAGTTGACTTTTGGTTGCATTTCTAAAATGATGTTATTCATTTCAACAACTTCGGTTTCAAGTTCCTGTATCTGCTTGTCTTTCTGCTCAAGCATCTTGTGCGCTTCAATAACTGCAAGTGCCATAAGTTCTTCGCCGGTTGGAAAAACTGTTTGTGTCTGGTTGTAATAATTTTCTTCCAGTGCATCAAACTGTTCCCATGCCTTATCAGTCCCAAGCATTTTGCAATGACGGCTTGCACCTCGACGTGTCCAAAGATAAAGCTGATTCGCATTTTTCCCAACAAGGTCGAAATTTTCTACCATGTTCTTAAAAGCCTTTAAGTCAGATCCTTTTAGCAAATAATAATGCTCTCCCTCTTTAAACCGTTCTGCATTATTGCTATAGTTCTGTTTGATTTTCACATCTGTTGCTCCGTACACATCAGCCAACTGTGCGGTGGTGATAACTCTTTGTCCTTTCCACTCAATGACCGGCAATTCTTTTGTTCCAATATGTACTAATTCGTTCATTCTTCTCCTTTCCGGATTTTTGCAATAAAAAAAATCCAACTACCGCTTTGATAGTTGGAAAATACTGGTTGTCTCTATTTTGCTTTGTTGATACAATTAATGTACGGCGGCGGCCATCATGAAAGGAACTGTTATCATGAAAATCGTTAGTATACTTATCTCATTATTGGCATGGCGTGTTGCCGGTTACGACTTCTTCATAATTCTAACCATAACATCCATGACAATCGACCTATACAAAGGATTTAAAAAAGTACAAAAGAGATTAAATAAAATACTAAAGATGATGCGGAAAATAAAGCAATAATGTAACTCATTTCCTGCCGCCGTCGCATATTAATTGTATCAACTGATTTCCTGTGTTACAAACACATTTAATCTGCAAATTTAGACATATTTCTCAACTATCTCAATATTCAGTTCTTCTTATTCTTTCGTTTTTGAGTTCCCAGTTTCTTCACTGGTTGCCTTGCTTGCTGAACCCTCGACCATTCCCAGAACATATCCTTTCTGAAAATCGTTCATTTTGGGAATCGCGTCTTTCAACTTTTCTACAACTTTCTTTTCCTGTTCGCTCATGTATTCACTTCCTTTCTCCCTGTGATATAATTTCCTTATTAAATAAGGAAAGGCGGTGATAATATGGATAATGGTTATTCTGAAACATTTGCTACATATGAGTTTGCAGATAAAGGAACATATGTATGTATGCAATGCGGTGGCGAAAATAAAATTGGAATCGTCACTGTAAAGCAAGGCGAAATGCTACCAGAATGCAAAGAGTGCGGATATACTACATGGATTAAAATAATGTAGGATTTTTAAACACTCTCTTTTCCTCTGCGAGCGTTTGGCTTGTAACCGCCAAGTTATCATCAACCATATGCTCAATGAGGAACGTTCTTTTTACCACTCTCGTTCCATCTTCACATACTTGTGAAACATGCAAATACATTTTCCCATCTTTAATAAATGGAATAATAAGTATGCTCTGCAAAAACTTCCACTTCACAAAATGCTTATTAAAAAATGCAACTGCATGAGCCTTGATTTTACTCACTGTATCATCCCTTTCTGTGATATAATATTTTCAAAAACGGAGGAATTAACATGCTTCTAAAAATCGAAAGAATAATATTAAAGAAAATATCTAAAACGAATTTTTCAATCAAACTTTCCGATATAGGTAAATTTGATGGAGAAGATGCATACCAAGCGTTTTTGGATTTACAGGATAGAGGATATGTAACGAAAGTAAACACATCTATGGATAGATCGAGTTTTAGCTTCATAGTTACATCCAAAGGCAGATTCTACAAAGAATATCTTTTCTTGGAATTTTTGAGAAATATCCTCATTCCTTTTATTGTGGCTTTGATTACAGCAACTGCTACATATCATTTAGAAAAAGTAGCAGATAGCTATTCCGACAGCGGCACCAGCCAATGCGCTTACGAGTTGGATTCCACCGACAATGAATGGCTCAAACTTATCGAGTAAGTCACGCTTTTGCCGAAATGTCATTTTTTTCACCGTCTCACCTCTTTTCCATTTCTTTTGCAATATTATAATAACGCAATAGAAATATAAAGTCAATAACAAATTATTGCTTTTGTGATATTTTTGTGATAATATTATTGCAGAAAGGTGGTGAAGACTTGAGTGCAGTAAACGAACGCTTAAAATCTTTAAGAATATCATTAGGAATGAACCAAAAAGATTTTGGAGAAAGAATTGAAGTTGCGCAAACTTATTTATCTCAAATAGAAAAAGGGGATAGACCTGTTACCGACAAAATTTCAAAAATTGTTTGCTTACAAAATTGGAATGGTAAAAGCGTAAATGAAGAATGGTTCCTAACTGGAAACGGTGAAATGTTTGTTCCGGAAACTAAAGATGAACAAATTACAAGATTGCTTTCAGATGTGCTAAAGAAAGAAAATAGTGATTTTAAAAGAAGACTTGTAACTGCATTATCAAAACTTGATGATACCGGTTGGAAATACCTAGAAGATTTTATTGATTCTATTTCAGAAAACAAATAAGAAAAAGCCAAGGGCAATGCGCAAACCCTTGGCTTTCTTTCTATTCTAATAAATTTTTAACAAATACATATATAATTCTTAACCATTTTTCATTGTCGCAATTCGCGACCATTTCAGTTATTTTTTGTTTGTAAAACGCTTTGGCTTCATTGCACTCTTTTTCCCCCATATTGATTTCCTCCAATCATTCCGCACTTCCGATAGCGATACACAAATTATAGAACTTATGTTCGATAACGTCAACCCCATTTGACAAATTGCTACAAATTACAAACTCGTTTGTAGTTGAGGGACAAGAAAACGCCTTATCCCGCCCCTCAGCCAGAACTTGAAGTGCCCTTATCGGACAATTTTATTTTACAAATTTTCCCGCAAACATTCAATTTCTTTCGGTCGCAAGTTTCGACAGTTAAATTTCTTATTGTCACAGAATGTCGATTGATTAGTTTAAATTTTGTTAAAAAATTAATTACTGGTTGAAAATTATGCATCTGCCAGTTATCTGTGATGAATTTTAAGTGCATAATTTCCCTTTCTGCCCGTAGGCTTGTTATTTAAAAGAGCCGGCTACACAACACATGGTCATGTAATCGGCTCTTAGGCTCTTGATTTTATTATATTTAATTTTTAATGCAGTTTTTTTACAGCTTAGGTGCGATCTTTACCATATTTAACCATTCCTGCACATTAAGATTTGAACCTGAGTTCTGATAAGTACTGAGTGTACCAGTCTGTCCCGGTCCGAAAGTGCCACCACTCGTTACCTGTAAAGTTGATGCACCGCCGGATACCGCAGGAACTCTGACTCGTCCCATGACATAGTTAGATGTTGTATTTGTTATAAAAACTTCACGAAACCCATTTGCGTTTGAACTGAAAGTGACAAGACCTGTAATAAGATAATACCCATCATCCGGGACAGTGAAATACTGCACGACAGAAGTTTGGTCATTATAATTTGTTGCAGTATTGGATAAGGCAGATACATTATTTTTGGCATCTGACTTTTTTAAATATGTGTCTGGAATGTTATTACCATCATAATCTGCACTAGCACGGGCAACTCGTACGCCAGGATAAGTATCATTCTGCTCGTTGTGTGCAATGAGATCTATCATATTATCATTATTAATATTAAACATTGGCATAAGCGAACCCATAATTCCAGACCAGTCGCTTTTCATTATTTTAATAAAATACTTATTTGCTAAACCGCTGTTTAACGATGATATCGCCCCGGTACAAGTACCATTCCCAATCTTAGAAATGTCTGTCGTTCCAAGCATTTTATAGAGATACCGCACATTCTTGAACATCTGTGACACCTTCGCAAAAATTGAAGAGTGTTTTTCACCGCTTGATAATTTTGATACAGTCGTCCACGCTGACGTTAATCCGTCTGCCACATCACTGCTCGTAAATGATACGATATTGTTCGCTGTATCTCCACCTGTCGCTACTGCCCCAATGTTTGCTGGAGTGAGATTGACATTTCCTCGCCGATAGGATGCTTCTTTTGCGCCCTTAACCCCCGTCACAGGAGTACCGGCAAGCACGTCCCATTTTTCATCTGATGTTTTATAGATGTTTGCTCCGGCAGGAATCACATTGCCGGCTCCCTCTTTGAAATCATCCGTGGTGGTAAATTCATCTGAAATATTGTACATCCACCCTGTGCTAACATCCGCAAGTGCCGGAAGATCTGCAAATGCAACTGTTCCTCTCGGCTGCAATCCGCCCTTAATAGCTTCAGACACATCTTTTACCTGTTCAAAATAATACTTCGCATTGTCAGAATCCTCGCCCTCTCTGCTCCCGGTACCACCAACGGCATAACTCTGTGCTTTAGTTGCACTATCTGCTGCAGATTCGGCTTTACCGATGATCTCTGTTGCTTTCTGCGTTGCAATATTGGCTTTATCTGTGGCGGTACTGGCTGACTGACTGGCAGATGCCGCTTCACTTGTGGCTGTGGCTGCAGACTGACTGGCGGATGTCTCACTGACTTTTGCGTTGCTTTCGGATGCCTCTGCCGCCGTAGCTGACTTCGCTGCCGCTGTCTCTGACGCTTTGGCATTGGTTTCGGATGTTTTTGCCGCTGTTTCACTGGCTTTTGCAGCATTCTCACTTGCTTTGGCGTTGGCTTCGGACTTTGCCGCTGCCTGCTGGCTTGACTCTGCCTTTGCCACTTCCACTTTGATTTTCGCAAGATAGTTTGGCTCCAAGTGTTTTTCCTCGATGCTACCCTCTTTGACGATGGCAGACACTTTTCCATCCTTATCAATATAAAAAGCTACCGTATCAGAATCAAGGAACTCATACTGTGTAATCAGTGCCGACAGGTCTATGTACTGTTTCGTGCCATCAATCAGAGTCAGGATAATCTGCTGTGTGGTCGGGTTATAAACGAAGTTGATTGCGATTTTCTCCATCTGTGTATCAATCGTAATCTTAGAACCGTTCTTTTTTGTGATCGTAATGATTCCGGTCGATTCCTCAAAGGTCACGTCTGCAACAAGGGTAGCCACTTCTGTTTTCGTGGCTTTTGTGGTATCAAGAGTGATTACACGATCATCAATAACGCCAATAGCTGCGTCCATTTTGTTAAGATTGCTTTCATTAAGCGGTGTTTCATCACTCGGGTAATTCTCCCAATTAATAGCACTATGCGCTTTGTTCATGGTCCTCACTCTCCCTTTCCTTTGCAAGCTTCATCTGCTCCCGTTCGGCTATAACATGTCTGTTTGCTTCTTCCTTAATCTGCTGCAGAATATCCTTAAACACTAGGTACTTAGCTTCGATTGGGACATCCTCACACAAATTTGCATAATTTATAATGTCGTTTTCAAATTCCCGGATTTTTGCATTTATCATAGATTTTCCACCTTTTCCTTTAACTGTTCTATCTCGTCATGCTGCAACTGCACTGTGGCAACCAGATCAGCAATCAGTTCCGTATATTTCAGTCCGTAATACTTTTTCCCATTGCTGTCTGAAAACGTTTTTGGACAAATATTCCACCCTTTTTCCGCTTTTTTCAAAACATCCTGTGCAATAAATCCATGATGGAACCCATCTTTTTCGAAATTATAACGATACGATTTTGCTCTTAAAGAATAAATAAACTCAGATGATTGCTTTTTGCTTAAATCTAAAATTGTGTTTTTTATTCTTTTGTCAGATCCATTAATTACTCCACCTCTGAATCCACCTACTCCGGTATCTCCGTCTAAATGGATCATCATGTGGTCATTATCGTTTGCGCCTTTATGCAATGAAACCTGATTATATTGAACCGTACATTTATGAACAGGACTTTCAAGCGTCCCTTCCACTGTTCGAAATCCATCCGTTCCCATCTGTACAAGTGTTCCACTGCGTTTAAATTCAATAAGGTTTTCTACAGACTCTTCCGCTTGAATATGCATATATCCCCCGGTCATTTCCATAGAACCTTTTAATTCAAGCAGTTTTGCTTTAATTTTGATGCCCTCGGCTGACTGGTTGATTTCTGAAACAACACTATCTCTTGTAACTTTGCTTTCGATCCCCTTTGATGTCTGCGTAATCGCACTGGACATATTGGATGAAAGCTGCTTAAGCGTGGTTATCAATGTCCATTTATATTTACCGCTGTTAATTCCGCCATCCGGATCGCAGCCATACAATTTTCCACTATCCTGATCTAAAAAACTGTGTCCATTATATTTGGATGATGCAGGGTAAGTATCTTGGGGTTTTCCAAAACCATAATAATTAATATCATAGCCATCAATATTCCATGCCTTCAACGAAGCACTGACTTCTGACCGTATCTTAGTTGCAGTTACCTCTATCTTTCCGGACAAATCGCCCTCTGCTTTGCTTGCTCTCGTAACTTCCGCTGTAATCTTGTCCTCATTAATTTTAATGGCTGCCGCAAGTTCAACTTCCTGTCCCTGTGCCCTTTTAACTTCTGCTGTAATACTGCTCGCATTTTGCGTGATTCTCGATGATAAACCATCCGTTGTATTTTTAACTTCTGTGCGAATTTCGGTTGCAGTTTGCGTGATCTGTGACTGCAATCCCTTCTCAACATCCGTTATCGTGCTCTGCGTCTTTTCGATAGTCCGCTCCAGCACATTACTCTTGCCTTTGAGCTTTAAAATACTTTTCTGTATACCATTCGCTCCATTCGTCCGGTACTCTTCCCCGTCCGCTTCCAAATCATCACGTAAAGCCTGTATGCCTTTCATAGTTCTTTTCAGAATATAGGACTCGATCAGTTCATATCTGGTCGGCAGCCGCACTGCATCCCCGACCTCAAGGCACGGATTTCCTTTGCAGTCTGCCGTAAACGGGCGATAAACAATCCCCCTGATCTTTGAAAGAACATTGTTTGCAATGCTTTTTAATTCTTTCGTTCCTTTACCATAGACAAGAAAATTATCCTCGATCACATAGGCATTGTCTCCGGTGCCTACGATCACGCCAATATCATTCTTCTGCTCCCTGATCTGAAGTTTATTAATGGTTTTGACAAGATAATCTTCATATGTGGCAGTAACATAGAATCCTTTTCCTATCTGCGTACTCTTTGGATCGCGCGGAAACAGATCATCTGCCGGATAAAGGTCATTTCTCGGATATAATCCCTGTATCTCCTGTTCCAGATAAATATAATGAAACTTCCCGTCGCGCCCCATGTGCCCCATACAGCCATTGATCTCACAAATACAGGACAACACTTCCTTGCCACTCATAGATTCGCCTATGATGCTCGATTCCTCTGTATCAGAACTTGTCTCACTGGATGGCGTGACCGCAACTGTTTTCTCAATAGACATGTTGTCATTAACCAGTATAATGTCAGCCTGCTCAATTCCGAAGTGCTTAAAAAAGCTGTTCCGGAACTGTTTCATTGTGACTGGATCATACACTGTAACAGTCGTTTTATTCCCGTCTTTGTCTGTCTGCTGCTCTTCGTGGGATGGAAATACAGTGTTGTACCATGCAGCCACATCTGCATTTAAAATGTCATAAAGGGCATCATATGCAACCACATCACGGCACGACCTGTCTGCCGTGGGCGTATCAGAATCAACCTTATATCGTCCGAACTGGAACGGGATATCTGCATGTCCACCAAGAGACATCATTACCGTCATCCATCTGCCCTTCATTGGCAAAAATGTATTTGACACCGTAAATTTAATCATGGCAGCTTCACACGAACAAAACGTCAATTCCTGTTCTGAACACAAACTTTCGGTCAATTCGAATTTTTCTTGGTGTAGCTCTGTATTTGTGATATTGATTTTTCCATCATCAGATACGATGGATAACTGCTTATCGACCGTATCTTTTTTGAACAAGTCGCCATATTTATAATTAACCACCGTACACACCCCCTATGAAAGCAAGCCGAACTGAATTGTAACGAATTATTCCATCATATGTTCCGTATATCGTAGGCTGAAAATCTGCCATATAGCCATACTGCGTCACATAATCGTCATATTCCGGGATATACGCTGTGATATAGCAGGCTCTCCCTGTCGCATTTGTGAACTGGCTTCTGATATTATTTAAAACCTCGTTGAAAGTCTTATTTGTCAGCATTGCCCGTGTCTCAAACTCCACTTTTAAAGCCTTTAATTCCACGGCATTTCTATGCAGATAACCGTTGGCATCCGTATAATCATCTAAATCCTGCATATTGACATATGGACTATATGATTCCGCTTTCATAAAAGACATTGGCACTGTGTAATTTCCAATCTTTAACAGCCATCCGCTGTACGCCATATTTCCACCACCTAACTGTTTGGGTTTGCGGCTGTCTCAAATGACAGTCGGTAAAATTTGTACAAAATAGCACCTACCACCAATTTGATAGATGCCACTTCTTTTTCTTGATCTATTTTGTAATTACTTCGATATTGGGCGATTTAATCACAATTTTCTCCGGTGTGTGAATTACTTCCGTGTTCCCATATGTAATCCTGATTTCTAATTTGTTCATAAAATTTCTCCTAAATTTCATACTCCGGGTATGCTGCTTCCCAAACATCCCTATGGTAGGTATTTACCTCTCCATAATTTGCATCAAAAATCTTTTTCACGCCATATCCAAGTTCAATGCTCTTTTCTTTGAGTTTTCGCCAATTAAATGTTTTCCAGTCCACACCGTTCATTGCTGCAACACGCTTAATAGAATACCAGTCTTTGCTATAGTCAAGTTCCTGCTGCAGCTTTTCATTCTCCTGTTCTGCAATCTGCCTGCGCTCTACTTCATCCGCATATGCCCGAAGTGCCGATGGAAAATCTTTCGGGACCTGTCCCCTCTCCATCTCGTTAAAACGCTTTACATATTTTGCTGTGAATAAGATACCTTTTTCTCCTGTAAACTTATTAGCAAGAAAATCACAACCAATCTTGGTAACTTCATAACACGGCATCTTCTTGTTTTGCCCTGTCAAATACGTTGATTTGATGAAATAATCGGTAACGGGAATTTTCCCTTTACCTAATGTTGGTATAATTCCTGCCTGTTTAGTGCTTCCGTCTGGATTTGTTGTCCCTTCCAATTTTTTTAAAATCTCATAGTGCGGAACTTCCATCATTTCTGCAATTTCAAGTGTTGTTATCGTGTTCGTATTGTTTTCAAATCCAATTTCATCTTTAGTCATAAGAGCTTTGTATGCCATATTTTCTATCTCCTAAATTTCCGAGCCTTACATTTCGCAAGGCTCAACCTTTAAATTCACGTGCGTTAGGAACATACCCTAACAGGAGTCGCACGCTATATATTTAGTAAGATTGTAATTTCCCGTGACGAAATACTGGAATAGCCCCAAATTTTCGGGGCTAAGCGGACAGGTAAGTTATATCTGCAAATTGTTCTATTCTATTTTTGCAATCCCTATAAATATCCTTGTAGTGCATACCCATTGACATATCAATTCTAATAGTCTGCAAAATAATGCTTTCCACAAGGGTTAGATTATTGAGATCTGAAACTGTGATATTGTCGCGATTTCCACCAATTACTGATTTTGCCAACTTGGTATATGTCACATACAGTTTATCTGAATGCGTACTTCCTTGTTCTTTGGCATAGTCTACAAGAAGTTTAATCACATCAGTTTCTTTCAGCCGATTTTCTTTATTAGCAATTCTTGTTTCGCCCCATAGTTTCGATTGCTTTTCAAGAATAAATCTGCGCATTGCATAAAACTGTCGAACCAACTCTTTCTTAAACTTCACAACTATTTTTGAATTTCTCAAAAGAGTTATAACAAATGTTGCTTGTTCCTCATTCAAATAATAAACTCTTTCAGGCTGCCCCCTTTTCCCCGATTTTAAATCGGAGAAATCAATATTGCCAAAGTCTAAAATATCTTTCTCATATTTTCTGATAATAGCAACAACAGATTCATGTTGGTTATTTGTTCCATCTGCAATCACTTTGCTGTTTGTAAAAACATCGTTTCCTTTGAGTTCCACCAATTCATACATACTCTTTTCCACCTTTCTTTCGCTACTGTCATTTGACAGGCAGGTTTAAATTTCATTTTTTTATTTTTCTTATGCAGTTTGAAATAAATAAAAAGACCGCCAAAGACTGAATCTCTTCAATCTCTGGCGGTCACGAATCCGCACCTATTCCTCATAGGCTTGCAGGACGTCCTAAATTCTTTATGTCTTACCTGCGTGATTTTTAATTACTGAAATTATATATTTTCTATGTGTGTTTGTCAAACAGCTAATTTGCAAATTTTATCAGCAATTTTCACAAATTAAACAATTCTGGGCAAAAACGCTTGCTAGAATACTTATCCGATCTGTTAAAAATCAAGGAATACAAAAAAGACACCTCTTGAGGCGTCTTTTTCTAATTGGATTATTTTGTTTTCTTATTTTCCCCTGCTGCTTTAAGTACTCTCCATTCAGGATCGTTGCTAAAGTTTTTTCTTTCTGTAATTTTTGCTAATTCTTCTTTCAACTGTTCATTTTCTCTCTCTAATTTTTCTATTTTCTTTTCATGTTCTCTCTTTTCTTTAACAAGTATGTTTTTATCTTTTTCCAACTGATCTGCATAAATAAGTGCTTTTGATTCTCTGTCATATAATTCCAAGTTTTTATCAGTTGCCTGTTCTATTCTTTTATTTATTTCCCTGATTTCCCATTTGTGATTTTTTTCTTTTTTCTCCAACTCATATTTTAAATATTCTATTTGTTCATTTGCTTCTTTTAATTCTTCTTTACACGCCATTAGTTCTGATTCTAATGTTTTATCTCCCATGTATTTTCCCTCGCTTATAAGGTTCCTATGTAATTTTCAATATACGAAATATATTCAACAGGGATTCCGTTCAAAACATCTATTTTTATATCAGAAGAATATCTATTTATAGACCAATCGTATGAATTTTCTTTTCTTAAGTCTGATATTCCTCCAGTATCCTTGTTTTGGTATGTGCATTTGTCATTCTGTTTTACATTCACGCAAACAGTTACTTCCATGTCTGACATGTCAAATTTATAATAATCATAAAGAGTAAATATACAGATAACTTTACTATCATCTTTCCCAAGATACAATGTATCCATATTTTCAAAATCAATTCTATTCTTTTCGCTGTCTATATAAACACAAATATCAAAATCTTTTTGATCATTTTCATACAGCCAGTAGATATCTTCTTCTGAAAGTGTGCTTATATCAAATTCAACTATAACATACGGCATGTAACCATTTTTATATTCCATCTGACACAAATCTACTGATTTTATTCCAAATGTACTATCATTATAATTCATGCTGTCATACGGTATACTTTTTACATTCTTTTCTATTCCAGTTTCTCTTTCAATCACGACAGTTCCATCCGTTTCTGTCGTCTCTATTTTTTCTTCCTCATATCCGTTTCCACACCCAGTTAATACCAACACAGCTATTGTCAAAATTACTATTCCCCACTTTTTCATGAACTCCCTCCCATTTGTAATATATTATACAAACCATACCACAAACGAAAGAGAGTTGCAATTAAAATATAGGAACTGGATTTCTCTGCGTTCTATTTGCTTCCTGTCTCCATTTTTTTACTGTCCCTTGATACGCTTTATCTGAATCAAGAACCGCCGTAATATCTGCTTTTTCAAGTTTTGATACAATGACGTCTCCCAGTTTATCGTAATCAATAGCGCTTGACATTGCTATCTGCATTTCTTTTCCAATAGTACTTTCAATGCTACCGGAATTGTATTTTATAGATGCGTTTACGTTGTCAGTTATGCTTCTATTGTACTTATATACAACTTCCGGCGCTGCTTTTAACCCTGTCAATCCAAAACTGTCCTTAATTCCCTCGGACCAGTTTTTTATCTCCTTAAATGTACTTTTAGATCCATCAGAAATACCATTATTAAATCCTTCTACCGTAAATCCTGCAAATTCTTTAAACACTCTTGATGGCGAATGTATCCCCATCAAATTTGTAAACCAAGAACCAATATTTGATACCCAGCTAGAAATAACACCGTGCGTTGTATTCTGATTCCCAGATACTCCACTATTAAATCCCTCTACCGTATATTTTCCATAATCAGAAAACACCGTGGATGGCGAATGTATCCCCATGTTTGTTGTAAAAGGTGCCTTGATATTATTGTTCATATAATCAAGCATAGCATCTCCAGTACTGCTTGAGTTATCTCTGATACCATCATTGTATCCATCTACTGTATTTTTCGCCCAACTTTCCCCCATATTGGACAGCATGAGTTCCTTTAATTTACCTTTTCGTGTAATTTCTCCGGTAACTGTATCGACTGCACTTTGAGACTGGGCTACACCACCATCCGAAAATCCTTTAACAATTACTTTTCCGCCTTCTATTGCTACATTGTATCCTCTGTCGTTATACCATGTTGTTATTTCATTTTCTAGTTCTGCGGTCAATGTTGGTATTGCTTCTTTCGTTCCTGCAACTCCGCCAACACCAAATTGTACCATTCCTTTTTCCCCAAGGTTATACATATCTTGGTCTGTCGTTCCATAGGAATCAATAATTGTTTGATATAATTCTACTGCTTCTTTTCCGATTACCTGCTTACCATTGACAAATATTCCGCCAAGATCATCTATTGCTTTTGATGCGTTCAATGCAATTTGTCCAAAGTTAATCTTATCTACGGCATCAGACAATTTATTGTATTTCTGCGTATGTTGTTCAAGCATATCATTTGCAGTATTGTAAGATGTTGTAGCTTTTTCAACCTCATCTCTAAGCGTCTTTTGTGTTTCTGTTATTTTGGACTGTTCATCTTCTAAGAAAACCATTTTCTTTACAAGTTCATCATGTGCATCGCTTGCATTTTTTGCTTCTATGCCATTTGCTTTTAAAGCGTCTGCATTTCGCTTCCACCAATCATTCCAGTCCTCTGTTGCACCTATATCAGAAATTATTTTATTGAGTTTATCTAACTCTGTTTTATTTTTTTTGTAGTTCTGCTCTGATACTTCCAACTCGACATTAGCTTCCGCAAGTGCCTTACTGTACTGCTCTACAACATCTTTATATCCTGCAACTCTATAATATTCTTTCTGCGCTTCTATGGTCTTTAGAAGTTCTTCCTTTTGTGCTGTATATTTTCCAGTAGTCATATCAATCTGATTTGCTAATTCTGGACAAATATCAATAAGCTGTTGTGCTCTCGTTTTTAATGTTTCTTGATCTGCTGCTGTTAAGCTCGTCTTGTCTGCAAGTTCGAAATATGAATCTGCAAGCTGTTGAAGCTGATCTGCACTTGCTTCGGATTTAGATGTTAAATCCTTTGTAGTGTCAGCTAAATCTCTTAGATTTTGTGCGGCATCTTCCATTTTCTGGTTATTTGATCCTATTTCTTCCTCAAACTCCAAAAACTGATCTGCAATCTCTTTTTGCCAACTTTTATGGAAATTATATACAGCTAACCCTATTGCTGCGATCGCCGCTGCTATTGCTAAATAAGGATGCGCAACGACAGTAGCTGCAAAATTCAAAAGAGTATCTTTTATTGCCAAAATCTTTGTCTTAATATTGTCTAATGCTGATAACGTAATGGTTGATATTTTTATTGCTGCAATTACTCCAAGAATGGTTGCTTCTATTGGTGCAGCAGAAAATATACCAGACCATGTGCTTAGCCCAGCATTTATAGCTTTCCAAATTACCTGCGCAATTTTTCCACATATGCCAAGCCAATCTATATCAGACAGGAACTCTCCGATTTTCTTTCCAATCCTATACCAATTCACTCCATCAATAGCAGAAATCATTGCATCAAGCAAACCTTTCGCCCATGTATTCAATGTTCTTGCCAAAAGAGTAAACTTGAAAGTTTTGAAAAATTTATTAATCCCTGCTGCAATAGAATTTCCAAAATTCTTCCAGTTAAATCTCGTTCCAAAAGAATTTAAAAACTCCAATGTAGTATTCAATGCCCCTGCAATCGTTTTTCCGACATTCCCGAACAGTCTCGGATTAATAAGGCCATTAAGAAAGTCTGCTAAACCTTTACCGAAGTTTCTTGCCTTGGAATAAATCTTATCCCAGTTGATAGACTCCATAGCTTTTGATAAGGCATCACTGATGTATTTTCCAAGTTGTTTCAGATTTTTAATATCACTTTCGTAATTTTTGAAAATGGTATCAGTCTTGACGAGTTTACCGCCACTGGCACCGCCTGATGCGCCACCGCCGCCGGAACCGCCCGAACCTTTTTTGCCAGAACCATCATTTGTGGTAATCAGTTTCAATTCATCAAACTGACGGACACCCTTATTCATCTTGTCAATGTTCTTTGCCGCCTGTCCGGTACTGTCCGCAACATCATCTGCGCTTTCTGCCGCATCTGAAAAACTATCCGCAAGACCTGCACCGGAATCCTCATATTTCCATCCGAAGATTGCGCCTAAAGCGTTTGTAACCTTTGTAACAAAGCTGATAACAACCAGTAAAACGGAATTGAGTGCTTTTACGAATGGTTTGAAAGCATTGATTAATGCCCCACCAATAACACTGCCAAGCTGTTCGAACGACTGTTTTAAAATTCTGATCTGGTTCGCCCACGAATCAGCAGTACGCGCAAAGTCTCCCTGTGCTGTCTGCGTATTGGCAAGGACGTACTGATACCGGAGCATTGTCTTTTCAGCCTGTGACATAGACTCGATATCAGAATCTAATCCCTGTTTCATCGCCCACTCTTTAAGGGTTGCCTGTGTAAGATCAAGACCGTAATCTCTTAATGGACGTGTCTGTCCGGTAAATATTGCAGCTAAATCCTGCGACACAACATCCTGATCTATGTTATACAGAGATGCCATATCAGCAGTTAATTTTGTTAAATTCAAAGACACATCAGCCATGGAATCAGACAAACCAATATAGCCATCTGTCTGCTTATTCAAAAACTCATTAGCTTTCTTTATCAAACTACTGTCAATTCCCATGGCTGTTCCCATTGCTTGGAATCGGCTTGCCGTCTGTTTCAATGTCAGTTCTGACATACCGAACTGACGTATAGAGTCCTGTGCAAAGTCATTGACTTTTTTTGACATGTCACCAAAAGTAACATCAACAACGTTCTGAACCTCTGTTAATGCGGATGATATGTCGATTGCATTTTTTATTCCTCTTATCGCTCTGTACAGACCAAGATAAATCCCCATAGAGGACAAAATCTGTCTTGTGAATGACTTGAGTCCGATCAATGCTTTTCCTGTGGATGTCTTAAATCCAAGGAAAGAACCGGAAAGATTACTGATGCTGTTATTTAATCCAGTAATCGCACCGCCAGATCTGTTTGAAAGATTTCCAAGTGCCTGTGTCATTTGTAAAATATTTGCGCTTACATTTGGTGCTTTTGAGAGTGTCTCAAACAGATATTTAAGGTTGTCAGCAAGCAAAGGTATATTTGTTACTGCACGTCCGCTTGCAACGCTTCCAAGCCTTGATATGGCTGTTACAAGGTTGCTCATATTGGTCATATCAAAATTCAATGCACCTATCTTGTTCATCTGGCGTACAAAGTTTTGTAACTGCGCAGATAAAGCCGGCAGATTCTTTGTCGCCTGTGTAGATGCCTTGCCACCAATTTTTGACAGTGCCGACACCATGCTTGTGAGTCCGCTTGTATCAACAGCTTTAACACTTGCTATTCCAGATGCAAGATCTCTCACAGCAGAAGATATTCCGTGGATAGAATTTGCATCAACACCAGAAAATTTATTGAGTGCCCGCACCATTGATGTGATTTCCGAAGATTTACCACCTTTGAACCCGGTAGCTGCATCGGAAATGCTTCTGATTCCGCTTGCAATATTTGAAAGTTTTGCAGTGTCAAACGATATGCTTTCCCGGAGCCTATTCATGCTGTTTACAAGGCTTTCTATGGAATTACTTGCTTTTGCAGAGTCAGCTTTGATTTTTATTTGTAATTCATCAATGTCTGCCATATATGCACCAACTTTCTATGCAAAATAAAAAGACGGTAGGCTGTGACACCTTACCGTCCTTGATCTACTCTTTTAATTTTTCTCTTGTAACCGGTCCGCATTTCTTATCTACTGTAATTCCGACTTTTTTCTGGAATGTTCCAATACCGGTCGCCGTATCATTTCCAAGAATACCGTCCACATTACTGTTTCCCTTTTTATCTTTTTCATCCAGGCATCCGTGATAAATAAGCTCCGTCTGAAGCCATCTCACATCATCCCCTCTCATGCAAGGGAATTTTTTCTTTAAAATCCTTGCAGGTTCCGGGTATGGGTTTAAATGATCTTTTACATTTTTTCTAGGGTTTCCGCTTGTCACAATCGCTGTATGACCTTTTGTTTTTGTGACAAGAACATCTCCATTGTAAAGAACCATTCCTGCCGCATAACCTCCAATGTCATCAAACATGCCACTAGAAAGAAGTACAGATTTTTCATTTGCTGTGGTGAAATTTCCAACATCTTTTCCAGTTGCATGAATAATGCATGCACGTACCGTTGTGCCGCAATCTGCTTCTGTTTTTACTTTTGAATTAATACCATATTTGACAATTCCAAGCCGGTGTCCCTGACAGTAGCCAATATTATCATTATTGCACGCTGTAATCATTGATTCTGCCAGTTTATCCGCCATATCTTTTGTTTTTGGTCTTAACACATACCATCCTTTTTTATGAACATAAAAGTTTTGCATACTTACTTCTGTTCCGGTCTGATCTCCCGGTCTCCCACCGGTCAATTTCCCATTTTCATCATGTCTTGCAGATCCAATTCTCATATTTATACCTCCAAGTTCTTTTCTGGTTTTGGGTGGCTCAACTCATAGTTTGACTGCATGACTTTAAGTTTTGCCACAAATAGCTCTCTCTGTTTCTTTATTTCTTCTTCCGTCATTTCTGAATCATCTTTCCCTTGTTGCTCATTGATTGGTTTTTTAATATACTTTGATTTTGCTTTTCGTCCGGCAAGGCAATGTTCTACTGCCACCGATACCGCAGACAATCCGTATGTTCCAAACCACATCCACATCTCATTGTCTCTTTGCTTTTTATCTAAGTTGTAAGCATCCGCATAAGGCTGTAAATCAGCCGGGCAGGACGTGTCTATGTCACGCACGGTAAATCCATACCCTTTTGTAACTAAAAGCCAGAATGGGCGGATTTCCGCACAATATGTTCCCCATGTAAGTTCTCTCTGTTCTTCTACTTTTTCCTCGGAGTTTTCTTCTCCGCTTCTTTCTGATCTGCTTTGAGCAGTTTTGATAAAAAACCGTTTTCAAGCAGCTCCGCTAAAAGTGCATTGTAAAGTACCTGAACATCTGCATCTTCTCCGTCAAAGTAATCATCCAGCATGGCATATACTTTTCCAAGCTGCTGTTCCTTTTCTCCCTCATTGTCCGGATTGTATCCAAGTTCCTCTTTGTGAAACTTCTGCGCGCCTACAAGGATTAACTCTGGAAGAAATAAAAGGATTTCGTCAACCGCTTCGATATCTTCCATCTGGTCTAATTTTGCTACTTTCTTGATAATTCCGCTTTTCACGGTTGCTTCATATCCAAACTTGATCTGTAATTCTTTCTCGCCAAATTTTAATTTTGTCATTTTCTTTCCCTTTCTCCCTCTCATATAGGGAAAGGGCAGTCCGAAGACCGCCCTGTTCTTTTAAATTGTTTCTTCAAGCTCTGGCTCGGTTGTCTGGTTATCGTCAGCCGATCCAACCGAACTATTCGACTGACGTGTTATTCCCCCGGTGTAAAAGCTACAGCGGTGTCCATGCCCTTGTATTCTTCAATGGTAAGATTCATTTCAACCGTCAAAAGTTCGTTCTGACCAATCTCCGGCTGTGGAATCTGCTCTGGCGGCTGAGCCACAACAAAAAACGCGTCGGTAAATCCCGGGATAATAGTTTCAAACCACATTCTTTTCCCGCCGGAAAGCGCCTTATACGCCGTGATAAGTGCTTCCCACTCTTCCTTTGTGGCATCCGTAAGGTTTACCGTGATAGGGAAAGAGCCACCGGTATCTGCGCGACCCTTTACATATCTGGTAATAGCATCTTCTAATGCAGATGCGTCAATCTGTTCCGGCTCAATGTTAATACCGCCGATTGCGTTAATTCTTGTAAGCTGTTTAAACGATGTAGGCTTTGTTCCGGCTGTCGCTTCTGTGCCATAGCCAAACGTAATTCCTAACGTAGACAATCCTGCTTCTGCCATTTTTACCTCTCTTTCTACCGCCAAATAATGCGGTTATCGGGCGCATCTTTTTGCACCCGGTGCATAAAAAATAGAGCCTTTCGGCTCTTTTACATCAATCTGTCGTTGGCTCCGATTATCCGCCGGAACCTTGCAACGCTTCTAAATTTTTTTTCACTGTCATTTTTAAACTCCGGCATTGCTGTAATTTGAAATCGCATCTGTTTAAAGGCATCAGCTAAAATAGCCATAATCCCTTTTGCATCGCTCTGCTTTGTGTTTGTAATGACGTCAACCTGTATTGTTTCCTGCACCGCATTTACGGATGTGCCCTCTAAATCTGCCCCACGTTCAAGCCCCGGCATCTCATGGATGTAAATAGTCGGGAAAACAGGGTCTTTATCAAGGTTCTTTTCAACCGTTGTAAATGCAGTGTCAAAATTCATGCTTTTGTATTTTTTCTTGAGTTTTGGTTTGGCTATCGTTGCAACATTGGAGAAAATGTTTGTTTCAAGATCATATACCCACTGGTTGTCTGCCATTATCCAAACACCTCCTTCGCTGTCTGTGTAACAATCTGCCGCAACTCATTTGCGGTCAGATACATAAATGGTCGGCTTGGCATTCCCTCTGTAAACCACCAATCGCCATTGTCGTCCTGATAAAACCATCCATATCTTCCATCTGAAATCTGATGGATAGTTTTTCCACTTGCATACTGCCACGAAACACCCTCTGGCAGTTTCCCCGGATAATGGCTTTGCTGTCCCACAATTCCGGTTCCAAACTCAACAAATGCGGCGTGGTCTGTACCGGCTATTACCGCCCATATCCCGCCGCCCTTAGTGCTTCCTTCATATTCCGCATGAACACTTGAAATCAGTTCCGATGTAAATATTGCGTCAAGGTCAGCAATTTGCACTCTGGCAATCTCTACGCCCTTTTCCGCAAGTTTTTCTGCTAATAGCTGACATTTATATGTCAAGCTGTTTTGATAGGCTCTAAGCTCTCGTATGGCTTTCTGAATAGACTTTTCAGACAAGCTCATGGTGATTACTTTCTTTCCCATTCAGCACCTACTTTACATTTTTTTGCAATAAAAACAAATCAACCGTCAATCCCTCGTCTGCAACACCTTTTACGATGTAATCAGCCGAATTTTCATCAACGATTGTATTCTCTTCATCTTTGTACCTTACATCTGACCGTTTCCATACCAAGGAGCCGACGCTCAATGGAAGTTTCCCTTTGTCCTCGACAATCTGAACAAAGTTTGTGGAATTGTCAACGCCAAACTCTTTTATAAGTGCTTCACTCAACTTATTGCTGATTGAAGAATAAAAAACCACAGGCTTCTCATAACCTGTGGTATACTCTCCGGTTGTTTTCGGTATTTTGTTTCCATCCTCATCAAGGTAATAAATTACATTTCCATCAGAATCCGTGTACGAAGAATATTCGATGTTACCATCATCATCCGTCACATATACCGGCACCTTGCCGCTTTGCTGCGAATAACTCATTTTTTGCTTATTGATCTCAAGCATTTCACTTCACATCCTTGCCGAACCGTTTCCACAGCTCAGAAAGCTTTTCCCATCCATACATTGCGACAAACGCAACAATAAATCCTGCAATAATAGCTGCCAAGATCATATACCATAAAATTGATGTCTGGATGTACTGCATGTATGCCACAAACGCAGCGACCGTGATTCCGATAGAAAGAACAAATACCAAAATGTCCGTTGGAATCTTAGAAAATACGCCTACACCTTTGATTACCTGTGTTACCACAGACACAACAAATGCCAGCGCACCAATGATTGCCAGAATAATTGTCATATTTGCAATTACAGACTGTATAATATCCATGATTAAACCTCCTTGTCATCATTAAGACGGGTTTCTATTCCGTCAATTCTGTGATGAGCCGATTTCACACTTTCCTCCACCTTTATGATTCTGTTGTCATGAGAATTTATTTCTTTTCGCATCTCAGATACTTCATTTTTGATCTCGGTCGTGTTGTTTGAAATGGCATCCAACTTCATGTTAATGCGTGTGTTCTCCCGCACGCGCTCTTCAAGATCCGTGTTGTCTGTCCTTTTGTTGCTCTTCAAGCCCATAAAGACGGAAAAACCAAGCGACAGCACGCTTATAATGATTGCTGTTGATATTTCAATCGTCAAATCATATACCGCCTTTCATTTTTTATGGCACACCGCCCACCACCGCTCAATGTGTGCCGCCTGCTACGTTTTGCCAACATCGGCAAAACGTAACGCACAATCTTCTAAACTCCTCGAAATCGATGAGTTATAATGATTTTACAAACGGAAATACACAGACAAACAAGCTTTCCCTGTCTTTCCAGCTACGGCTCACTCCGTTTTCTGAATAGCTTGCCATATAGGCTTCTCCTGCCTGTGAATGGTCGTACACGGCTAAATTGACGATTACATCCTCAAACTGTTTCAAGTCTTCGGATATTTTTTCATCCGTGTAGCTTTCCGGGTAATTCCGCTTGCTTACCACTTCATTTCTTGCCTGCTTGATAAGCTGTTCAATGTAAGGATTATCTTCTTTCTGGTCGAACACGACAACATCAGAAGTTACACCATCTTCATCCGTAACGGTTTCAATATGAAATTGTTTCAGTCTGATTTTGACCTGCTCTAATGTTGTATATTCGTCCATTCTTCCCTACCTATAATCCGAACTGCTCGATCAAAATGCGTTTCAGTTCCGCTCCACTGATTTCTTCTGCACCCTCGATCCCATGTTCAGCGGCAAGTGCCTGTAAATCAGCAGTGCTCATTCTGTTAATCTCTGTCTTGGTGTACTCGCCAGAAGATTTCTCTCCCGGAACAATGTCCGGGATTTCATCTCCTGCTTTATACCATCTTCCATTGCGCTTTACTGTATATTCAGCAATCATACCGCACCTCCTACGCAACTTTCATGACAACAACGCTGTCCATGCCCTCAAAAGTAGGCAATCCGATCATTGACACAATGCAATGCGTGTTGATCGGATGATTTGTTGCGTATGTATATACCGAAATGCCGGTTTCTACAATAGAAAGGTTTCCGTCTGTTAAACTTCCGCTTCTCTCTTCCGGTGTCTTTCCAAAGACATAATCTCCAAGGTACACGCCGGATGACTGCGCTGAAATAACTCCTGTAGGAATAAAATATTTGGTAGCACCGTCTGCAGGGTCGATGTAAAGTTTGTCGTAAACTTCAATCTCGATGCCGTATCCTCTAAGATACTCTGTAACCTGCCCCTGCTGTAAGCGAATACCGCCATTGTAAGCAATAATTCCAAGCACCTGTTTCTTTGTGTCCTCCGCCTTAAGGACCATTTCCCATGTTTCTGTATTCATGCTAAAGCGTGCAAGGGAATATCCTGTTTCCTTTGCAAACTCACGTTTAATCTCGATAAGGTCGTCAAGTGGCGTTGCTGTTTCTGGTGCAGACCATTTATCAGTATCGCTTCCGGAAATATCCTTGTAATGATCTCTCTTGTGCGCCACTCCATTGTCCGAAGTATAATCAACATAGAAGCTCTTGCCACCAATTGTTACCTGTACTCTTGGAATACCATCAGATGGTGCTAATAACTGCCAAATCTGGCGTTCCGGCACTACTCTTGCGCCCTCAATCAGCATCATCGGTTTTTTGCTGATTTCTCTAAGCACCTGGTTTGCCATGTTGGAATTTTCTGCCGACTGGTAATTTGCATACTCCTGCTCTTCACGCTCTGTTACCATGTAAGATTCACGGTAGAAAGGCATCTCGTTCTGAATATCCGAAAATCCACCGACATCTCTTAACTCTGCCTGCGCATCAAAATTGGATGCCTTTAAGGATACCGGAAGACCGTTTTTCCCTTTGATAAATCTAAGTTCAAGGCTGTCCTGTTTTCTGGTTCCAAATTTCTGTCTACCTAAGTAAGGTGCAGAACCAAGCGTTTTTTTATAATTATTCCACATAACCCCAAGACTTCTTGCGGTAAATGCTTCTGCTAATGGTAATGCCATTCTCTAATACCTCCATTTTTTAATCAAAAAAAGTAACACGCGGTGTTGCTGCTTTTGCAGTTGCTTCCACGGTCACTCCGTTCGCTGTTACCTTTGCGCTGTCAATAGAACCCTGATATACATAAGTTCCAGGCGCATCTCCCATTGTTACGTCAACATCTTCCAGAAGATACCCTTTGCAAGATTCGTCATTGCTTGGGAACGGTGTCCCTGCCTTTGCAATCTTCTTTCCGTTTGCATCGGCACTTGACACCATTGTCTGCGGAACGATACACGCCGCACCCTCATAAGGAAAGAATTTTAAAATTCCTTTACTCTGTGTAAAGTCTCTTTCAATCGGTTTTCCCATAATTTACCTCCTATAAAACATAATGGTCTTTGGCTTCTGCACTTTCTGCAGGTTTGCCAAAACTGATTTTTTCTGCGTTCTCTACGTCCGCAGTTTTTTTATTTTCTCCACCTGCAGTACCGCCGCCCGGATTTTCAGAATTATTTGCAATCTCCTGTTCCTTTGCCTGCGCTGCCGCGGTTTCCTTTTCGGCTGTAATCTTTCCAAGAGCGTCATAATCAAGGCTTCCATTATCCTTGACAACGGATTTTGCCTGCTCTGCATTGATTTTTAACTTTTCCATCAATGCTTCGCGCTGGTCTCTAATGGCGTTTTTCTTCTGCATATCTGCAATCTGCTGATTTGCTGTCTCTAACGCCTTGTTTGCTTTTTCAAGTTCCGTGAGGTTTCCTGCTTCCATTTCATCCAGCTTTTTCTGCAACTCATCTGCGCTGTCTGCCTTTGCCTTAAGCTCTGCTGCTTTTGCCTGTTCTCTCTGTACGGCACTGCCGTAATCAGCAATGATTTTTTCAACATTTTCCTCACTGATACCCATTGCAATTAACTCTTCTCTTTTCATTGATTACCTCCGATATGTCTTTACGAATTTTTGCGGTGCAACGACACCGAATGACACTGTTGATTTTTACGCTCACAACTTTGCGAATTTTTATAAAATAAAAACAGCCACCGATTACTCGGTAGCTGTCTTATTTTGCTGTTTATTTAATTGGTTTACAATTTCCTGTGCTTTTTGTTCCTGTTCTTCTGCATCATCAATGGTTTTCCATAAAGCATCCATGTATGGCTTAGACTGCAAAAATGTTTTTTCCGAATCGCCCCAGAGTCCGACCGTTTTAATTGCAATAAGAGGATGTATGCCGCACTCTAATAGCTGATATAGCGTTTGCGACTTTGTATACATATTGTCTTGCGGGCTATGATTGATTTGCACATCAAAATCCCTTATTGACAATTTCAAATCATTGTCCTTAACGCGTATTACATTTAAGATAACTTTTGCAAGTCTTTTCTCCGCCGATTTCACGATTGGGTCTTTTAATTTTGCTCTTGTCTTTGAAAAATCCCAACCATTTCTCAACTCTACTGCGCCCTGTGTATCTCCGCCAGTGTTTCCCTGTTTGTTTGGTATAGCAAGAATTGATAAGGCATTGTCCCAAAGATCATCTTTTGCCACCTGGCACTGGCTCTGGTTAAGTTCCTGCGTCATAATCTCAACATCGGCTTTGTTATCCTTGTTATTGGACTTTACCGTCAAAGCATGGCTCATTTTCATCTCTTCAAACGTTTTTTGGTCGATTTCACAGTTCACAAACTTAACCCAGTACTGAACAAACTGCTCAATTCCATCCATTCTGTTTGACTGCATATTGTTAATGGCATCCAGAAGACCTATGACAAGCTCAATATCAGAAATTCTCTCATGATTATTTGGAAACTCAACAATAGGTATACTTCCAAATGCATGCAATTTCCATTCAGAAACTACTCCGTTTTGAAGTTTACATGAATAGTTGTCCGTATAGCACAGTTTGTACCATCTTCCATCTTCGTCTTTAAGCTCCTGCACCGCAACCACCGGTTCTTCCGTGCTCCGATTATAAATAACACACGTATTCATTGGAGTAGGCGCAACAATTTGAAATGGTATTTCTCCATTTGCAAATCTTACCGCCTTAAAAGATGTTCCGGTTGCTGACTGCCACTCTCCTGCTTTAATGTCTTTTTCCTGTTTATTCGCATCCACAAGATAGTCATTCAGCGCATCCACTGCCCGATTAATTTCATCATCATCTTTTCGACTGATAAACTGTATTGGCTCGCCATATGTCTGTCCTACTTTGAACTGAACAATCTCATACGCATGATTTTCTACTATTTTGTTTGTAATATCAGCATTTTGCACCTTTACACGGTATAAAACAGGCTGGTCACCTTTGTAATATCGCCAAAGATATTCTATGATGGTTTTGTTGTAATAATAATTTCCGATGCAGTCTCCAACCACCTTGACAATATTGTCTTTTGTGATAGTTTCAACATCAGTATATAAAATTTTTCGCCCATAACATCCCTTAACAAGGTCTTGGAGAGATTTATTATTCATAATTGGCTCCTAAATAAACGTCATCCCACTGGATGTTGACCGGATTGGAAGAGATTTTAATTTCGTCTTTCCATTCTCCGGATAAAAAACAACTTTCTTGTGGCATTTCCTACATTCCACAGAAATGTTCATTGTTGAACGCCCATCGTGTGTGGCAACTTTTCTTCCGCAACGCGGGCAATATATTGTTTTTGGTGTATATACCATAAAATCCTCTTTTCTTTTCAAAAGAAAAAGCACCGGAGATTTCTCTTCGATGCTCTTTCAATGGGGGATGGTAAAGTGTTCAACTATTTGTTGACTTCTTCGATTATAACTATATCAGAAAAAAAACGGACATATCGGACAACTTTACTCTTTCATAAATCTATCGAACGCTTTTCTCACGCTGTCTTCTGTGTTATTGCCTCCTATTTGGTCGGCAACCTTATTCCAAGATTGATTTTCTAAAAATCTAAGGTTAATTATTCTTCTAATTCTGCTATCTTTTATATTTGCAATAAACTCTTCTACTTCATTTGTTTTTTCAAGAAGTTCGTTTTCCAAAATTTCGAGGGTGGTTTTTCTGGAATATAACAAGGTTTTTTTGTGCCTATATTCTGGCAATGGTATTCCTTCTATTTTAAAATGTTGGTTTCCACCATTTCCGCCAGAAACGCTATCAATAACCGTTCCTTCCTGTTCAATTTTTTCTATGTATTTTTCAAGCTTTTCAATTTTATTCCTTACTTCTTTTACTTCTTCTCTTAAATCTAAGTATTGATTTAAAATATCTTTGTTTACCATATCAATACCTCCTAAACGGATTTACTGCCGCTTCTACTTTGGCTACGTTATTTCCATTTGTCACTCTAAGCGCAAAGTTTGAAAATACATCCGGCACATCATCCAACTGCTTTTTACCGGACACTGAATATCTCTTGAGAAGAGACATCATTACTCCATATGGATCATTTGGCTTATATAATGATGGGTCTTTAAATATAACGTGCTGCAATATCCAGTTTGAGCACTGAAAAATCCTTGCTTCCTTATTTGTCTCCGTCGGTGTATCTGTGATATTGCATATCCATCCTTTGGCTTCCACTCGCTTGTTTACTTCCATTGCGACACGGTCTCCTCCGGCATTTCTCTCAAATTCACATTCCTGAACTTTGTTGTTTGTCAAAACATTTGCTGCATTTTCATACTGCATCTCATAATCTGCCGTGTTATCGCAAACACAATCTACACAGTAGTAATCCTCTCCGTATTTTTGCAATACCGGCAAAACAAAGTAATCCGTTCCTTTTCCCTTGGTATCGCACTGACCGGTTACAATCTCTGGCTCTCCATGCGGCAAATTAAGATACCGGCGTATTTTATCTTCCGGAAACAGCAATCCCTCTCGCTCAATCGGTTCCTGTTTGTAAAGGCATCTATATGATATGTCGTCCATCAATAATTGCTGGTCTTCAAAAAATTCTTTTGTAAAACCGGAGAACTCATATTCAAAGTTACTTTCTCCGGTAACTGGGTCTACATCCGGAACTGCAATAACCTTTACTCTTGGATTTCCCTCGTACATATTTTGGATGCGCCCTATGACGTCGTGTACGCTCCATCTTGTGGCAATATGTATTTCCTTGCAGTTCTTACCGTCCGTGTCCTGTATCTTTCTCTGGCGGGCATCTACGGCATATTTATCCCACAATTTATCAAGGATAATGGGATTCATTGCTTCTTCAATGCCGCCGATCATATCGTCAACCAGTAAAAACTTAGAAGCCCTTACTTTACCTGCATTCTTACTACCAACAGACGTACATTGTACGGATGGAAACGATTTGTACTTCCCGACATTAAATTGCTCCATCTTTGCGTTTGTGCTCGTCACGGAAAGATCTGGAAAAATTTCATTCCATGTATATTCTTCCGTATTTGTAACGATATCGTACACACCGTCATAGTACATTCTGGTAATATCTCCGCTGTGCGAATAAAAAAGGCTGAAATCTCTCGGAAACCATCCGGCAACAAGTGCGTGAAACATTTTTTCGACCGTTGTTTTGCCTGCTCCCGGAACAAGAGACACGCAAAGAATGTCATATTTATCATCAATCATGCCTTGCAAAGCCTGTGTAAGACCTATTTTGAGAAATTGCTTTCTTCTTGGCATGTAAAACCGCTCTTTAGGCTCTCTCTTCTTCTCCAAATACTGGAAAGCACTATCCAAAACTTTGTTTTGCGCTTCCAGAAGCAAAATTCCGTAGTATTTGTCCAGAATTTCATAAGATACCTTGTTTTGGAATGAATATTTCTCTAAATCCCATGGTGTGCCACCTGTAGATTGAAAGATAAACTGCTCCGTCAGTTCTTTCGCTCTGGCAGAAACCTTTAATCCATACTCAACATCCTTTTCCGTCAGAATGGCTACCCTTGCCGCTTCTTCCATGGCATCCATTACCTGTTCATCAACGCCATGCACCTGTATGTAATTTTCATATCCATTTACTGTGGAAATTAGGCTTGAACTTGCCAAAAGAAAAGCACCTCCGCAAAAAAGCAGAAGTGCTTTAAGACCTCTGCCAATAAATTTTGTTGGTCAGCGACTAACTCCGTTTGTTAGCCGGTATAATTTTGCCAGGCTGCCGTCGCAATCTGCAGCATCTCTTTTAGCCAATTCGGCGCATGGGTGCAACGCATTTTCCCACCTCTGGCATATTTTTTTTATTCAGGAAAATCGCAATTACATTTTTTGTAGTTTTTCCAATACACTTTAAATCTTTTTTTTACATACTGGTCCACATTTTTTCTTAGACTCATATCGTCCCCATACCGTTCATTCAGCATAATTGCCACTTTATTCTTTTCTACAGCATATATACCGCGATCAACTGCTTTGCTTGCTGTTTTGAGAACGCCTTTATACTGTTTGCTGTTCATCTCGTATGTGCTGTTGTTGATATTGACAATCATGCTTCATACACTCCTTCTCTTCCTTATGAGTTTGCATCAACATTTTTTAGATATTCAATGAAACTCATTTCAGCCCCCTCGCATGTTAAACCTTCAATAGGATTTTTGTGATAGTTTTCACGAAAATACCTCAATGCCTGTTCTTTTTCTTTTTCTGAATAAGAGTCCCATTTTGATATCCCAGATTTGTTTTTGAAAAATTCGCAATCGTGTTCTTTATAAGCAAATCCTACTGGAGGAATATACTTTTCTGGATGGTTACAAAATTCTATCGTTTTTTTCAAAAATTCATTCCATTCAATTCCAAAATAAGCACATTCATAGCATGTCATTCTTCCACCAACTTTCTACCACACATCGGGCAAAATTCAATTTCCATTGCTATCGCTACGTTCATTCCATTGCTACAACATTTAGCATACTGTGGACATTTATCAATATGGCATTGAATAACATTTATATAGCCCAATTTTTTGATTTTAAATTCTCCATATGCAGTTTTATATGATTCTTTCCCATTGCAAAAATCACACATTTTCAACACCTATCCCTGCATCTGTGATAAAAAACTTTTCTTCTTACATTCGCTTCATATGTTCTTCCAAGTGACCGAACAAACAGATATTTCTTTTTCTCACAATTCATATAATCCAAGGAATTCATATATGGCTCCAATTCGTTTGAAAGCTGTTCCATAAAATCCTTGATATGCTTGAATGCCTTAATTGCATGTTCTTGTATAAACAAAACTATTGCTCGCCAAGTATCAATTACTTTTTCAGTATACTCAAGAATCATCTTGCCTAATTTCCGACACCACAATTTGAACTCAACAACCATATATCCTTGCGATTCAATAACTTTTTTCTGATCTTCTGACACATTAAGAGCCATACTCACACCTCAACACCATCGCATTTTTCATAAGAACCAAGACCTTTAATGTAATGGCTTCTCGTATCTTCAATATTTCTGCAATCTATGACTTTCCCCTCGTCAATACACTCTTGCAAGTATTTGCATTTATCGCATTTCGTATCTTTCTCAATGCGCGGTGTAGGATCTGCTTTTTGCTTTTTCTTGAATATTTTTTTAATAATTTTCCATAATCTCATTTCCGCACCTCAATCAAAACGTCAATCAGTTCTTCCAGTTCTTTTTCTGTCTTTTCTTTTGGAGTTTTTCTAAATCTTGTGGAAACATATTCCAAAATGGCTTTTATCTTCAAACATTCTCCTGGACGAGGAATATAATCATTCGGTCTCGCAGTTTCTTTGCAGATATACTCTGCATTTTCCATGCCAAGACAGGATAAACGACCGGAATATATGGGTAATGCACTGCATTTGAATAATTCAGCCTTAATCACTAAATGTTCTTTGTCGTATTCAAAATTCTTATCATGTGCCTTTAATTTTTCTTTGATTTCATCAAGAAACTCAACGCATTGCTTTGTTGAATAGCCAACATAAACAAATTCAAAATACATACTCACACCCCATTTTGCGTAAAAAATACCAACCATCGAATAGCGGCACAAGGAATCGAACCTTGTCATACCAAACCATGCCAACCGCTTTCAAATCTGCAATTTCTATTCACGGAAGGGTTTTATGTTACCAATGATACCGCTTACCATCCATACATCTTCCATCGACCTGAACTATTGCAGTAGTGCCAGACTAAGTGAAGATAAGGAATTGATGTGGCGTGGATTTGCACCACGCAGGAGTGTACAATCTGGTCATCTATGTTGTCGGTTTCAACCAATTCTCTACGACAATTCCGTTTACCTATTCCGTCACACATCAACACCCAATTTTGTTCGGGCAAACGCAGTGTGTAGGATTCGAACCTACAAGGCGAATAAACGCCCGACCGGATAGCAACCGGCTCCAATTCCATTATGGGAACACTGCATCTTGATGGTGCGATTTCTTAAACAACCCATCCATTACAACTGTCTACCACGCACCTGCCAAACAGTGTTTTTAGGGAGTTGAGTGAAATAGGGAAGAGAGGAATCGAACCTCTATTGTTTACCACTTGGAAACTGATTTACAGTCAGCCGCAACACCGCCAATCGTTGCCGCTTCCCCAAAATGCGCGGACACCTCACTCCATATCTCTGTACGAGACCGCGCTACGCATACAGTATCAGATCAGCTCGGCACCATCGGAACGGAAGGATTCGAACCTTCAATCCGGCTCTCGTTGTTGTTTTCCGTGTACACGCCACTTTTACCAATTAAGCTACGTTCCGAAACCGCCATCAGACGGTTAGCAATAATGTTTATCGTGCCATGCGTTGCACTAGGCATACAAAATGCCGATTACAGCCAAACCATAGAGCGCATGCAAGCAAACAGCATAATTTGACCGCTTAGACAGGCAAGGATTCGAACCTTGCATTATCGGCTTCAGAAAAGGTGTGGTTGCTGACTACGGATGATCGCCCGTCTGCCACTTGGCAACACTCTTACCGATAGGTTTCTTTACCTGCAATACCCATTCTGCCACTGCCTAACTATATGGGGGAATTATATCTTTGACAGCTCAGGCACCGTGGGATAGGCACCCGAACTATCAAGTCTGACTGCTATATGGATTGCTTGTCAGCAAATTACGGAACGATCATCATTCATCACCATATAGTCTTACGCCTAATGCCGCGCTCCGCGGCAAATACCACCGGACGGTCTCGCACCGTCCTTAACAGAATCGTCCTAGTGGCGAAAGGATGTGTCATGAAAAACACCAAGAAGGAGAATTTACGGAATGGATCGTTAAACCCATTCCTCCATCGGAACGGCAGGAATCGGACCTGCGACCGCTCGGATATAAGCCGAGTGTTCTACCATCTGCGCTACGTTCCGTCACAGCGCGCATAGCGCGCCGTTTATGATAGTATTTTTGATCTTTTTATTTTACCGACGTCCACTAACACCGAATAATTTCTTGCGCCGAGTTTTTTTGCAAAAACCGAATGCTAGTGGACTTAAGCTATACTGGATGCTCCGACTTCTCACTCTGGTGCTCTGCGTCGCTATCCAGATTGAGTAAATCTCCGGTGCTGTCCGGTTCCTTTGATTTTGTTATATGTATTCTTTCCTCTGCACAAATGATAGGCAGCTGAAAGCAAATACCAAATATTGGACTATAAAACATTCTGTTACCTCCACATCAGAAACATGTTCAGCAACAGTAACATCACAAGTACCCATAATGCAATTGCTGTTTCTTTGTCTTTGGATTCTCTGCCAGATACAAATAGTATCAGCATAAAAATAACATCCAGCGTCGATATAATCGTTTTAATAATTACCATGGTTGTTTTCCTCTCACAAGTTTCTTTAGCAGGATTCGAACCTGCGAATACTGGAATCAAAATCCAGTGCCTTACCGCTTGGCGATAGCGCTATATTAACACTACTTTTCCGGCATGTAATAGACCATGTTATCAAATACAGTTATTCCCATACAAGGATCATTCATCTCAACGCATCTGATCGATATGTTTTTAGATACTGCAAACATTTCGGCCACCTGTTGTTTATCCATGTTTGTGCTAATAACTTGAAAAGCCGAAAATGCCTTGTGCATATCAGAGAATACTTCTTTTTCTCTACCTAAATTTGCATACGTCCCAATGGTAAACGTTTTTCCATCAACCATAGCAGTTATCATTCCATGATTTGCTGTGAATACCGCTCGGTCAAAATCAAGCGAAACGTCTTTGCTTTGTGATACTACTCTCATACTTTTCCATCCAATCTCTTTTTGTTTTTGAGGATATTTAAAGGACTTAGTAGTGCTGATTTTCTCAACCTATCAAACCCCCTCCCCCTCCATGCCGAATCATGCTTTGAACATTGATAAATTGTTTGAATTGTTCGTTCAATTCCATTCGTATTTTACAACTATTCGCAAAACCCTTGTTTTGCGTAATGTATCAACGATTTAATGCGCCTTAAGACCATTAAACACTGGGCTTTAAATTGTTTGAATTGTCTATTGCGTTTTTCTCGCTTTTTTCAACCAGAATTGTCGGAGTTGTTCGGCAATCCTATACAATTATTAGCCCCAAGACGTGGCAGTTCTTCGGCTGTCAGCGCTCTTGCTCTGGATCCCTGATCTCTAACGCCCGGCATATTGAAACCACAATACTTGTTGAGTGATGGCATGTAGTTCATTGGATTTCCTTTGCCGGAAACTTGTAAACCTACCAAACTTTCCTCACGCATTTCGTCAAGTTTTTTGCAAATGTCGGAACCTGAAGAGCCTAGCTGCACGCCATTAACCCACCCATTTAACGTATCTCGATGTATTCCGGTAAAGAATGTAAACCCAACAATATTCACTACTTTCTCGTAGTCATTACACAGGTCTATATATATATCTAATACCTCGTTAACCTTATCTGTATCATAGGCATTATTAATATTATTATCATCCTTTAAGTACTTTGGATTAACTTTAAATACATTCTCATAGACATATTTACAACAGTTATACCATCTGTTCTGTGATATTTTGCATAAATCCTCTATATGTCTCTCTTCCATCCAGAGATTTATATACATGTCAATATCACTTTTAAAAACATCAACGGTATTATTATTTATTTCCTGCATTTCAACTGCTGACATGTTATATATCTCCTCTCTCCAGTACTGGAATACTTAAAATAAAAAATGCAACTGATACAATCAGATCATGATGATCTCGACTGTACCGGCTGCATGAAGTCCGTTTCTTTCGGGACCTCGACGGCTGCCGCCGCCCGTTGCCCGAATGCATTTTTAATTTAATAAAACAATATCATTCTATCATTTTCTTGTCAAGGTATATTTTAAAATTAAATTTTAAGCCTGTATATTATATATATTATTTATATAAATATACTGCCTTA